CTGGGTTACGGAATCCCACAAAGCCCCCCTCGGCGTGAACAGGCGCACCGGCGTACCGACCGTGATGCCATTCAACGGAATGCGCCAGAGAGGCATGTACGCGTCAACCGCGCCGGACAATATCTTCCCTGACGGAACCTTCGGGTCAGCGGCAGCAGTCGCATTCGGCGAACCCTTCAACACGGTCAATTCCACATTCTCATTACCGGTCTTGGAATCTCGATGGTAATGCGCGCAGATGATGTCATTGCGTTTCATGCCCTGCGACCCGTTGGAGATCGTCACCGATTCCGCCGCCGTGATATGCCAGTCCAAGCCTTGTATGCTCGCGCAGCCCGTGCCGATGGTCGCCTTGTTCGCACTGCCCATCGTGCATTTCAGCACGTCACCCCAATCGAACACCATATCGGACTTGCCGAATTTGGCCTGGTGAATGATCGCCTTGTCCTCGCTGCTGATATGCGCGGTTCCGGCTTTGCCGTCAACCAGTTCGATGGTCACTGTTCAACCTCCTTCAACCATGCTTCAAACGCTTCATCGTCCTTCTGCATGAACGTCATGAACGACGCATTGCACTTGGAACACAATTCGTAGGTGTCAGGCGCCACATCATCCGCGATGCGGGTCGCCTTGCCAGCCGAATAGCGGCGCACGGTGAACCATTCACGCGCCTCCGTATCGCCAGCGGCGACATAAGCGGTCTTGCCGCACTTGTCGCACACGTACTTCGAGTAACCGTCAGATTTCACTATCCAATCCTTTCAAAAGTGAAACAACCAAGCGAAGGCAACTGCCTCCACGTGCCGCCGAAATCCACGGAGGGGTCGATGCCCGTCGTGTTCTGGACCACATATCCGATCGGAAACACGACCCTCCCGGAAGCGCCGTCGCCGACATGCGCGCTGATCACACCGTCAACGGAGACTATCGTGCTGCCGTCCACCCTTACGCCACCAAGCACATCCGTGGACGCCTCCGGCAGCGTGTAGGCGTTCGCGCCCCGTTCGACCGAAGCAAGCTTCGACCGTTCGGAATCGGTCATCATGCCCGACTTGGCACTGTCGGCCACACTCTTCGCGTCAGCCGCAATCGACTCGGCATCCTCGGCGGTCTGATTCGCCCTGCCGATCTGCGCCGCGAAACCGGAAGCCGTCCTGTTCGCCGACTCGGCGACCTGCCTGACGGAATCCAAATCCTCGGAAGCGACCTCCGCGTTGATCGTGCCGCCTGAAATCGACAGGCCACGGCCAGCCGTCAAAGACACGCCACCACCGGTCGAACCACCGGAAGACGAAGAGGAAGAACCGGAATAGTTCGCATTCACCGACTGCACCGGCAGTCCGACCTCGAAAGTCGAAGTCAAAATCCCGGAATCGATTTTCACGATCCGCTTCGTCACCACGGCGGTGACGTTGACGCCGGAAGCCTGATCCGTCGCGACGATCTTGTCATCCACGCGCAGACCGTCTCCGACCTCATCGGACAACGTCACCTCGACCGATCCTCCGGTCTGCAATTCCTGCAGATGCTTCTTCGTCTCGGATTGCAGCGTGCCCAAATCCGCGTTGGAATAGTCGTATGTGGCGCATACTTCATCGGCCCCAACGAGCGTCTGCGTCTGACTCACCACGCCGGTCGCGTCGGCGAAATAATTGACCACCAGACGGTTCTTGAGCTCCTGCGAGCCAAGGCCGATGAGATGATTCACCGCGCGACGGTTGGTCTCGGCCTTGAAATCCACCAAGTCGGAATCGACCGTATTGGTGATGATGCCGACCGGCGTGATGCCAAGCAGGATGTGATTATCCTTGGCTTGGAAGTCGAGGCGTCTGCCGCAGGATGCGAGCAGATTGCGGAAGCCTGTGTAGGCGTCCACATAACGTGGATTCTGGAACATCCAATTCGACAAAGTGGAGGCATCGGAGGAATCGACGGTGAACACCGAATCCAAGCCGATGCGCTTCAAGAGGCTTTTGAGGATGTCAGGCAGCTTGCCGGAGACGGTCAGGTAATCTTGATTCACGTCCGGCTGCAATATCTTCGCTGCCAGCATTCCGGTCCATGATTGGCCGATCCAGGTTGTCGTGGAAGTTCCTCCGGCGACGGACACGCGACGATCGACTATTCGGCCTCCAACATCACTTCCATCAATCCAGAAATACCAGCCACGTTCGATTCCCGGCGCATCCGGATCGTCGACGGTCAGTTCGAAATCGTTTTCGTCCGTGCCGCAAGCCCAATCCAACGTCACCCGCGATACGCTCGCACGTGGCGTCAGCTTGCCATCGGCGAGGATAACGTCAGCCAAGGCACACCTCCAGAAACGTCAAACATGGTCAAATCGATGCCATAATTGCCGGAAACCGTCAACAGCGAATCCCCTGCCGGTATCGGCTCGAAAACATACGAGCCGCTTCCACTGCCGTTGCCGCGAACGCCCTTGTCGAAAACATCCGAAACGTCGCCGTTTTCGGCCGTCAACGTTATCGTCTTCCGTAATCCAGTGGCCGATAGCGACACATGACCGCCTTCCGGCACTGTCACATCAACCGCGTAAGTGTTGCCGCCAATCCGGAAAGACGGGTTGACGCAAGGGCCGAAAATGACCGCGGTGAACTCAGCGGCCTTGCCGGTCGGATTATTCACCGTCAAGGCGATTCTCGACGGAGCCAAATCGGTCGGCAGATCCAGTGGAAGGTCAATCTGCGCACCGGTGCCTGACGTCATCGGAAAGAAATGCTGCACCGGCAGCGCGCGACGCCAAACGCCATCGCAAAGGACAATCGTGTAATCAGTCTGCGCGTATTCCGGCCATGGCACGAGACCGAGCGAAGAACCGACGACATAAGCTTGTTGCGTCCATTCGCCATCGACCGTCAACGTGCCAGGCCGGACTGCCTGCACGTCCGAGTCGAAAGCCGTCTGCACCATGTCCAATCTTGACGGATCCGTGGTGCGGACGGTGATTTTCGCCGTCGAAGCGTTTCTGCTCACCGATTTGATGCCGCGAGTGGCCAGCGTGTACGTCCATGCGTATCCGCGCATTTCCTGCAGATCAGCCACCCACAGGTCATCGGTGTTGAGGTCGATGACCGTGCCATCATGCGACGTGTATTTAAGCTCGCGCATATCTGCGGATCAACCTCCCCAAGTCGCGGTCGCCGACCGTCGAATCATCGGACGCGGCGCTGATGATCGCGCCAAGATCGTTGTGCAGGCTGGTTATCGCCGCCACCACGGCGCCCGTGTCCACCGACACGTTGACGTCCGGCATGCCACGGCTTGTCGCGAATGCTTCGCGCGGGATCTTCCGTTCGTTCAGCAGGCGCATGTTCTCGACGCCGTAGTAGGTCGTGGCGGCGGCGTTTTCGACGTATTCGCCGCTGGCGAGTCTGGCGTTGAGGAGCTGCACGGAATCGCTCAGCGAGTTCCCCGCCGCCCAGACCGGATCCACATAGCCGCTGAACATGCCGCCGCCGGCGAAATGCCGGAACGTGCCGTCGGTGAACATGCCGCCCGTGTATCCGCCGTCCTTCTTCGTGTGTTCCGTCACGGTGAATGACTTGTCGGCGATCTTGAAGTTGTTGATGGAGCGGAGCACCGGAGTCGCCTGGTCGTTGACCGATGCGGTGCTCTTCTTGTCGTTCAGCTTCTTGCGGTTGACGGCGTCTACCTTCGGTCCGGCCTTGTCGGTCGAATCGAGGGTGTTCTTCTTGTTGTTGAGCCTCTTCGCGTTCGCGGCGTTCGCCTTCGGCGTTGCCCTGTCGGTGGAGTCCAAGGTGCTGCGCTTGTTTGACAGTTTCTTCGCGTTGGCCTTGTCTACCTTCGGCGAGGCGTTGTCCTTCGCGTCGAGTCTGGCTGTAAACTTCTTGCCGTTGAACTTGTTGACGTTCGCGGAGGCGGTCTTGGCTTTCTTGGACGCCTTGTCGGTCGCATCCAGTGTGGCCTTGACGTGTGTCTTGTTGAATGCCTGCATCATCTTCTGCGCCTTCTTGGCGCTGGCGGTGGCCTTCTTCGCGTCGGCTTCGAGCTTGGCCTTCTTGATCGTCTGGCCGAAGCGGTCGAGGTTCGTTTTGGCGTCCTTGGTCTTCTTCTTGGCCTTGGAATCGTCGACGTCGAGCTTCGCCTTCTTGCCTTCCGCGGTTTCCTTGATGTTTTCGAGCGACGCTTTGATGCTGTCGGAACTCAGACCCCACCGGTCCGCCAAAGCGTTAGCGGCCTGTTCGCCCATGCCCGAGGCTTCGGCCTGCCGGATGATCGCGTCACGCGCGTCCTGCAGCACGCCGTTCGCACGCTCGATCTCACCGCTACTGAAATTGGTGTTCTCGCCCTGCTTGAGAATCTTCTCCGCAGCGTTCTGGGCGCTGCTGGCAATATCCTCCAAAGCCTGCTTAGTCTTGGTGCCCTTCTCGGAAAATCGGTCGAGCAGATTCCCGCTCTGGTCGAACACCACGCCATTATCCTTGCAGGTGTCGGACAGTTCACCGATCTTCTGATTCAGCTGGTCAACCGCCTGATCAGCGGTCAGATTGCCGGACTCCAGGCCGAACAGAGACTTCACGAGGTCATCGATTTCATCAGACGCACCCGCAGCGGAAGAACCAAGCTCCTTGTTCGCATTGGCAGCATCCTTCGCGGCCGAAGCGGACTTGCCATCCGCATCCACGGCGTTCTTGGTCGCCGCGGCCTTCTGCTTGGTCTGCTCCTTGGCTTCCTGATATGCCTTGGCCTCGTCCTTGATGCTGTCGCGCATCTTCTGTGCGACGGCCAGCTGCGAATGCCCTTGCTTGCCGTATTCTTTCAGAGCGGCGTTGACCTTGTCGGTCGCGGTCTTGTTGCCCATGGCGGCGCTGGTCATGTCGGTCAGGCTGACTTTCGCTTCGCTCATCCAGTGGGTCATGCTCGCGCCGGCGAAATTCATCTTCTGATACGAGTCGGCGATGGTGGAGCTGATGTCGCTGCCGGATTCGAGTGCGGACTGCAGTTGTTCGGTGGCTTCCTTGGCTTTCTGCTGGCGGCTGATGAAGGCGCTCAGTGCGGCCCCGGCCACCGTCAATGCGATGCCCCATGGCCCGCCGAGCAGGCTCATGACGCTGCTGCCGACGGCTTTGAATCCTGCGGTCTTCAGCTGCGCCTTGCTGGCTGTGGTGCCGAAGGCGGCCATCTGCTCGGATGCGCTCATCGAAGACGCCCTGAACATCTGGAATGCGGTCTGCGCGGATCCGAGCGCCGTCTTGACGCGTTGGATCGGATCGATGGCCAGACCGATGTTGTTGGCCATGGTGCTGGTGCTGCCGTTGAGATTGCCTGCGGCCTTATGCACCGCGCCGAACACGCCGACCAATGATGCCATGACCACGATGGCCTGCTGCGCTCCGGACGGCAATCCCGCGAACGCGTCAACCAGCGTATCCAAGCCCTGCACCATCTTGCGCAACGGCCCCTGCGCGCCCTCACCCACGGAAATCATCAGGGACTCCATCGAACCGCCAAGATTCTCCAGATCGCCCTTGAGATTGTTGTTCTTCGCAGCGGCCTGCTCGGCGGCGTAGCCGCTTTCGGATACGGCCTTCGTCCACTTGTTGACACCGGATTCGCCGGCCTCGTAAAGATAGTTCGCAGCCTTGATGGCATAGCTTCCGAAGATGGTCGCGTTCGCCTGGTTGCGCTGCTCGTCGGTCAAGCCCTTCTCGGCCTTCTGCAATTGCCCGGCGAACTTGGACATGCCGACGAAATGGCCTTGAGCATCATAGGCGCTGATGCCCAATTCCTTCATCGTATTGGCAGCTTCGGTGGACGGTGCGGCCAGTTTCATCAGCATACTGTTCAGCTGTGTGCCGGCCTCGGCGCCGATGGTGCCGTTCTGTGCGAACAGGGCAAGAACGCCGGTGGTCTCCTGCACGTTCATGCCGAAACTGTTCGCCTGGGCGCCGCAATTGTTCAACGCCTCGCCGAAATCGGAGACATTACCGACGGCCTTGCCGGCGCCAGCCGCCAAAGTATCGGCCACTTGTGAAGCCTGAGACCCCTTCAGGTGGAACATGCTCAACGCGTTGGCCATGTATTCGGCGGCATCCCCCACGGCCATTCCATCGGAGGCGGCCAGATTCAAAGCGCCAGACAAGCCGCCTGTGAGGATGTCCGTGACGCTCATGCCGGCCTTGCCGAGGTCGTTGATCGCGTCGGCGGAATCCGAAGCGGAATAAACCGTGGAAGCTCCGGCTTCGATGGCGGCGGCACGCAGCTGGTCCATTTGTGCGCTGGTCGCGCCGGTGTTCGCCTGGACGGTGCTCATCTGCTGGTCGAAGTCTGCGGCCATCTTCACCGCAGCCACGCCGAACGCGGCCACGGCCAGTCCTGCGGCGGTCATACCACTGGCGATAAGCGCGGACTTGCGGCCGGTGTTCTCCATGCCCGAAGCGACTGTTCTCGCAGTGCTTCCGGCGCGGGTCATCGCCGCCTCATAGGAGGCTGTGTCCGCCATCAACCGGATGACGATGTTCTTGTTCTCCGCCAAAGCATCCTCCAAAATGTCAGGTCAAATGCGCCACCAAGGCGTTCGCGGCCGGATTGTCCCTGCCGTTGGCCTCCGTCCACTGTTTCATGGCCTGCTGCATGTGCGCAGTGGCCCAGCAGACGCTGGTTTCGGCATGCAATGTAAGTTCACCCTTCGGGTCTTGGCAGATCGTGCGAGGCAAACCGCACATGGGGCATAATGACCGTTCGTATTCAGCCAACGAGCGCATCCAATTGCGTTCCGTCTCATCCCATTCGACCTCATCGCCCTCACTCGGTGTCCACCCCATAAAACGCTTATAGCTGATGCCGAGCTGGCGGCAGATGCGTAGGTCCTCGACTAGTTGCGGAGAACCTGCGAGGCGAGGTCGAATGCCGCTTTTGGGTCCGCTGCTGTGCCGTTCAGTTCGGCGATGGCCTGCCAGATCGGCGTGAACTGGCCATCGGTGAGTTCATCGAACAGATTGCGCCACGCCTGTTCGGTCTTGTCCTCGTCGGCCACCGGCTTGCCGCCGATGGTCGCGGAATCAAGCATGAGCGGCAATGCCGCGGCGGCGGTGCCGAACATGTCGTTCGTGCCGTTGTCATTGCGGTGCGCGGCCAATGCCTGCGCCCACCGGCTGACCGGCAATGCCCGCAACGTGAGCTTCAATGTCTCCGCATCCGCCTGTTCGCGCAGCTCTTCGATGCGCCGCGCGGTAGCCTTCGCCTGCCGGTTCGTCCCAGCCTCCGTGATTTGTTCGCGCGTGGTCTCCTCGGCCAGCGCATCACCCAATCTGGCAATGTCCTCGGCGATCTGCTGGTTGAGGATGATATCGACATCGCGCGTGCGCCTGGTGACTTTAAGCATTGTTGTTCCTTTCGCTCTAATATTCATGTTCCTTTGCCGGAAAAGAAAAAAGAGGGTCCCGCACCGGCGAAAGGGAACGAAAGTCCGATGCGGGAAGAATCAATCAGGCGACCTTCACGTTCTCCGCCCAGCCGGGAGCGCGGACGGAGAAATTGACCTTACTGCGCAGCACGCTGTTCGCGGCGATCGCCACCTTGGCACTCATGCCAACACGGACCGCGTACACGTTCACAATGTCGCCGGCGACAAAGGTCTCATCCGTCTTCTTGCCATAGCGGCGCACGAAGTATCCTTCCGTACCCTCGTCAAGCGTCTCCATGGCTACGTTCTGCGCGGAGTGCTCCGTGTTCGTATTGTCGATGACCTCGATGCTCGAGCCGCTGATCTTCTTGCGTCCGGGATTCTCGTAATCCTGCGCACTGTTCTCACGCTGGTCTGAAATGGAATCCTGCGACGGCGAGCATGACCAGCCACCAAGCGTGACGTAATTGGACAGGTCGGTTCCGGCGTTGATCTCAGCGGCGGTCGGCTTCTGGATGTTTTTGATGGACGGCACCCAGATCGTGTTGACCAGACCGTCCGCCGGTGTGGAAGGAACTTCAGTTCCAAGAGTCAAAACCATGACTCCTCCTTAAATATTTGGGGTCACATGCGTGACCAGTTGAATTTGAAAGTCAATAGGCGCACCTGATAGAGCAGGCTCGTGTCCTCTGCGGTGAGTCCGGCCGCATATGCGCCGGAATCGGAGAAGAGGGTGAGACAGCCGGTGTCGAAGCCTTGCGCGACGAAACGTTTGCCGGCCAAGGCTGGAATCATGAGGTCATCGGCCAGCACGTTGACGGAATCGGTGGTGGTGCTCACAATGCGCACCAGCAGAGTGCCGATGCCGCAATGCACGTGTTGCGTCTCCCCGACTATGTGGCCGTTCGTGGTGACGGTCTCGATAATCCACGGTGGCTTGTCGGTCGGTTTCGGCGCGGTCTGCCGGTACACCTTCCAACCTTCAGCCGGTTTCGGCACATGGTCGAGAATCGTGTTCGACAAGATCATTATCGACTGCACTAGAATCCCTCCACTGCGGCACGAGCCACATATTCCGCGAGCTTCGGAAGCTCTTCCTCGCCATGCTCGTAGAACCGGTGCGTTCCACCACCTTTAGCGGTTCCGAAGAACGCGATGTTGGCGAGGCTGCCGGCGCCGCCCTTCGACGGGCCGATCTCGGCTGTGATGCGTCCCGGCGCTTCCTTCACCTCGTAGGTGATGGGGATGCGTCGAAATGCCTTGTTGCCTGAGCCGGAGAGGTCTTCGCGAATGTCGTTTTTGACGTTCTGCGCACCTTTCTTCACGACCATGGTGATGGCCGCGCGGCGGGCGACTCCTTTGGAGAGCAGCTTGTCGGCGAAGGCGGTCAGCTCGGACGCGTCGAACAGGCTTGTGACGCTCATGCGTCCTCCTTCACGTTCCAGCGGCAGGCCGTCGCCCACGACTTCTCCGATTGGGGGGAAATCATGCGATAGCGACGGCCCACCAGTTCCGGATTCGCCGACTTCGTGACCGTGACAAGATCGCCGTTGCGCAGGCTGGTCCCGAACGGGAAGTGGATGTACAGCGACCAGACCAATGAGACGGCGCCCATCGCCTGAGCCGCGCTGCCTTCCACGTTCTCGGACGCGAGACCACCAGAGGTCTGCACCTTGCACTTGCCCTCATACACCTGCTCCGTGCCGGTGTTCGGCAGTCCCGTGTCCGGATCCGTGGTGGACTCGCCTGGGCGGGTTACCGTGCACTGGTCGGTCATGAGGCCTTCCGCGTCACGGCGGGCCTTGGAGAGGAATGATGCGCTGATTCTCATCGGAACACCCCTATCGAAGAGACGTTCGCGCCGAAGCGGTTGCGCAGGCTGCGCTTGGTCGCTTCCGGCAGTTCGGTCACGTCGATTTGGGCGGCATCGCCTTGCGCGTATCCGACCTGTGCGTCGTCGACACGTTCGTAGCTGACGCCGACGTGGGCGCCGGGGCCTCCGTCCTCGAGCTGGTGGAGTCCGGCTGCGACGTACGAGCAGACCAGTCTGACGATATCGGCGGGTATCGGATTCCAGCCACCCGTGAAGGTGACTGTCACGACCGATGGGATGCGTCCGAAGGGGCTCCACGGCTCTTCGCGGTAGAGTGCGGATCCGAGGAGCCGCCAGTCGTCGACGGTCTTGCCGTCGATGAGCACCTTGGAGACGCTTCTGACGGCCCTGCATGGCAGGTCGAGTTTCCTGGACTGTTCTCCGGGGATGTCGACGGTCCGTTCGCCGAGTGTGATCGGACAGCCGGCGGCCGAGCGGACGGCTTCGGAGACCGAGTCGAGCAGACTGGTTGCCGTCTGCTCATCGGTCACTTCGATGCCGTTATGTTTCAGGTCGTCCAAGGTGGCCAGTGCGGTCATTTCAGCCTCCGATCATCGGACTCGACTACTTGCCGCTCTTCTTGCCTGCAGCAGCATCCTCTTCACCGTCGCTGTCTGCGGTGGTACCGCTCACGACAGGGGTCTGCGCATCCTGCAGGGAACGACCGGTGGTGGTGGAGAGGTTCAGGGTAATCTTGGTCAGGCACTCGGGGCGGATGACCTTGGCGCCGTACAGGTCGAGGCCGCGCACCATATCGGCGAAGTCGGTCTGCATGCGCATAGCCTCGACGTTGCTGACCTGCTGCGCGAAGGTGACGGCAGCGTTCGTGCCTGCGAGAATGGACTGCGTGTCCGGGCTGGCGGACTTGTGCGGCACATTGTTGGACTTCACGACAGTGAAGCCGCGCACCTGGCCGACCACGCCGTTGAGCAGCGTATTATGGCCCGCTTCGGTGCCTTCGACGAAGCGGGAGTCCTGCAGCAGGAGCGCGTAGAAGTCGGGGCTGACGACGAGCCAGCGTCCCTCGTCAGGCACGTTCTGCACATCAAGCTTCCGTCCGGCTTCCACGACGGCGAGATACGCGTCGGCGGGGGTGCCGACGTCCACGGTCTTCGCCGGCGTGCTGACGGCAGTGTCCATGAGATTAGAGATGTAGTTCTCCACGTTCTTCATCATGTTGTAGGCGGCGGAATTGGTGAACTTTCCAGTCATGTCCGCCTTGGCCTGAGCCTTGTCGAGGTCGTTGACCTTGAAGGCGAAATAGTCGGACTGATTGATTTCAAGAACGGCTGCTTCCTTGTCATTGACATCGTCGACGGTGATCGCCTGGCCGCGGACGTACTTGCGCACGGTCACGTCGTCGTATCCGGTGATGTGCACGGTGTCACCGGCCTCACGGATGTCGCCCTCGTAATCGCGGTTGCACAGGCTCGGGAAGACGAGCTTCGCGCGCAGGGCTTCGAGGATGGCGGCGGACCATACCTCGGGGATGAAATTGGTGATTGCCATTGCTGGTGGCCTCCTTACTTGCTGCGGCCTGCGAGCAGGTCATCCAGACGGCCCTTGCGGCGCGCCTCCTCGATCTGCTTCGGGGTCATGTTCTTCAGATCGTCCCTGGTAAGCTGTCCCGCCTGATGATCGCCATCACGGGCGCCTGACGGTGGGATGATTCCCGCCAGGCCAGCCTTGTTCCCGCCTTGCGCGAGATACGGGTGTGCCGTGACCAGATCGTCGATTTTCTTGGAAATCGCCTTCTGGTCGTATCCTCCCTGATCGTCCGCGGTCAGGTCGGAGAAATCGATGAGCTTCAATGCGTCTCCCGGATTGATGAGCTTGCCGGTGGCCGCGGCGGTGACGTTCGCCTGGAGCACCTGCTTCTGCAGTCCGGCTATCGTGGCCTGCGCGGATTCGAATTCCTTGCCGCGCTTCTCCCAGTCAGCGACCTGCTTCTCCAGGTCGTCCACGCGGTCGGCCTTCTCGTAGGCGGTCTTGAGCTTCGCCTCGAGGTCGTTGTTGACCTTTTTCTGGCCTAGGAACTTGTCGTGCCAGTCGACGGGTGGCTCCTGCGCGCCCGGATCGTTGGTGTTCGGATCCTGCTGTTGTCCATCGGACATAGTGTTTCCTTTCATTCGGTGTATTTTTCGCCGTTGCTGGAAAGCCAGCGGCGATACGAGTTCTCGGCCTTCGCCAGCACGTCAGGCGTGACCGGTTTGCCGGGCTGGTAGGGATTGTGGCCGTCCAATGCGGCCTCGTAGCGGAGCCGCGCATTGAGCAGACGCTTCTGCGCCGCGGTCAGCTCCTCATGCCGTCCCTGGCGGTATCCGTTGTCGTGCAGCCATTGGCTGCGGCGAAGCTCCGGCACCTGCTCACGCCACTTGTCGGGCAGGATGTATCCCTCGCGCTTCAGAAGTTCGATGGTCTGCTCGCGCGGCAGGTTGAAGCTGTAGATGCCCTCCGGCGTGAGCCTGCGCCTCTGGCGTTGGCCGTATTCGTATTTGCGGATCATGCGGCTCCACCCGTAGCGGCTGGTGCCTTCGGACGTGGCCATGCCGATGTTGCCGCGTCCGACCGGCCGCATGCCTCGATGCGCGTTGACGACCTGGTAGATGTCGGCGCCGTCTCTGATTGCCTGCGCGTCGGCATGCCCGAAGACCTTGTCCTGCTCCTCTTCGCTCATGTTGTTGAAGCGGTCCATCGGCGATGTGATCCAGCCTTGTTTCTCGGCCTTTTCCTTGCCTTTGCAGGGTATGGTGCGGCCGTGGCATTTCGGATGACGAAGGAAGTCGTTGTTGTGCCGGAAGTATTTTCCGGCGAGGATGGCGCATCTTGGGCAGCAGTCGGGTGATTCGACTCGCACATAGCCGACGCCGGCACGTTGCGTGATGCTGACGCCCATCGCGCTGATTGACGTGTCCTCGAGGGCCTGCATGGCCATCTGGCGAAGCGTCGCACGACCTGCCATCATGGCATCGGATTCGCCCATGCCTGACTTGATGGCCGACAAAGTGCGCGTCACCGGGATATCGAAATATGATTCGAGGTCGATGCCGCTCGGCGCGAAACCCGTCCCGAAGGCGAGGGGATTCGCAATACCGTCAGGGCGCACGTAGTCGCCCTGTTCGGCGAGCATCAACGTGGACGAGTCCATCGCATCGCTCGCGGCGCGGGTCTGCAGTGTGGCGAAGAGCGTAAGGAAATCGGCGTTTGTCCGATTCCAGCTGTCACGCACCCGCCTCGGATCCACGCCCTTCCACGTTTTGTCCGCCGCCCTCACGGCCAGCAGGCACAGTCTGGCCAGAGTGTGCCGACTGTCCGACAGGCTCTCCAGCGTCACCGTCATCAGATGCACCTCCGACCTGCAGGCTGCGGGCTATCTCCGCCATCTCCGGATCGTGATTCTCGTCGTCCACCATGCGCATGATGCGCTTGATGTCCTCCGGACTCTGACCCATCTGCTCGGCGATCCACTGCAACGGGTATCCGAGCTTCTTGTATTTGAGCATCGCGTCGGCCATGAGGGCCTCGGACCGGTATTGCGGTGTGGCGAACACGACCTTTGAATCCTCGAGGATGCGGGCTGATTCCTCATCGTCCTCGAGCATCATGGCCATCACGCACAATTCGCGCACCGGCTGACGCATGAAGCTGATGCGCTCCAATGTCTTCGACACGAGGCCGGCTTCGGCGACCTCGTAGCCGGTGGCCGGCACCTCCGCATTCGTCAGCAGGTAGTGGCCGGGCGTGCGTGTCTCGGCCGCGATGTGCTCGACGGCCTTCTGGATGATCGGCAGGAAAGCCTGCAGGTTGCTGGCTGTCCATTCGCCGATCGACACGTTGTCGCCGGTGATCTGCATGATGCGCTCCATGACCTGCTTGTCGAGGTTCACGGGGCGTTCACCGACCTGCTCTCCGGTCGCCTTGTCGAAGACCGGCTCGGACAGGGAGTCGCCGCCGAGTATCACCCTCGCAGGCATGGACGCGAAGTCCAGGGCGTTGAGCGTGTAGGCCCAGCAGACGTTGACGGCGTCCTGCATCGATTCGACCTGCTCCACATCACTGATCGGCAGGTCGTCCAGGAGCATCTGATTGCGGAATTCGACCAGCGGAACTCGGCCGAGAGGATTCTCGCGCGCCGAATCCGGCACGAACCGCCAGCCCTCCACGCCGGGCGGCAGACGGTTACGCTCGTCGTCCCCGCCTGCACGCACGCGCACCACGTCGAAGACCATGTCCGGCAGCAGCAGCGTGCCGAACTCGTGCTCCTCGTCGTATCGGACCAGGAGGCCGGCGTCGACCTCGCCGGTGAGCGGATCATAGTGCACTGCCGCGCTGTCCGGATGCTCGAAGCTGATGCGCGCCCTGCCGTCCGGCATCGACGTGACCAGGCCGAAAGCACGTCCGGTCGTGGTCATCATCAGCGCGCTCTCCTGCAGCTTGCGGTCGCAGTCGTTGCGCTCCCACACGCGCATCACGTGCGAATCCAATTCGCGGTCGTCATATGGGATGAAGCCCTTGAAGTGGATGCGTTCGACCGGCGCCTGCGCCACAGGCAGACACCAGTTGTCGGCGAAACCTGAGAACCGGTCCGCCATGTAGCGTTTGAATTCGTCGGACGCGAATTTCAGTGTGCCGCGCTTGCCACGCACGTAATCCGTATGCTTCCTGATGCCCGGCCGACGGTTCTCGATCTTCAAGGCGAGAAGATTCGCCATGCGATTCACGTCATCGGCGGTACGAATCATTTAGAACCCCCTCGTAGTAGAACCAGTCAGCAGGTACGCCTTGCGTTTCCTGCCCCAACCGGCGGCACGTGCATCACATGCCGCCTCGTGCGCCAGCACGCACGTCACCGCCGCATCAATCTTCCGCGTCTGCTTCGGCTTGCCCAGCCCGTAGCGTTCGCCGGACTTGGCGAAGCGTCTTGCGTTGCGCATGTGCGTGATGGTGATCGGACAGCCGTCCTGCGTGATCGCGTGATGCTGCAGGTCGGATTCGAAGCGTTTCAACGCTTCCCAGACGGCGGTGATACGGCTCGAACCGCTCATCGACCAGGGGATGAATTTCTTCGGCCCGTATTGGGAGTCCCATGCCTCGATCTGCGATTCCCACGACACCTCGTCGCGGAAACCGGGATCGCAATAGGCGCGGATCACCTTGTATCGGTCGTTGAGCTCGTCCATGGCGGCATTGACCTCGCCGCGCGGGATGCGGCCGCCCCACGTCTTCGGATTCCAGATCGTCGGACGACGATCCGCGCCATACCGTGGCGTGAAGATGAAACCTTCACGGGTCTCGGCCTTGATGCATGTCCAGTCGTCGTTCTCGGAGCCGTCGAAGCCGAGGCACACCTCTGTGCCCTTCGGTGGGTTCTCAAGCCAAAGCTCATGCTCGGACACGCTAATATCCCATGTTCCTCAAGACCGATTTCGACAAACTCTTCTGCGAGCGCTGGTAGTTCTGGTTTGTGATCTCCCTTGTCGTCGCTTCGCCGAAGGAATTGACGAATGCGCGGCTTGTGCCGCTTGATTTTGGTTGGCGTCGGATCTGTTCGTCGGAGATTCTGTCGCGCTGTGCCCTGGCGGTGCGGAATGCCTTGGAGGCTGCCTGGTATTTGTCGTAGTTCGCCTTGGTTGCCTCTGGAAAGACGCTTTCCGGCATGCGCTGGTTGTATTGCGTGGCTCCGTGCGCGGTTCTCTGCATGATTTCCGATGCGGCGTCCATGCGGTTTCCCGCGTCGCGCATCATCTTGGTGAGATCCGTGTCGCTTACGGATGAAAGGTCAGAGGAAGAGCCTCCCCCTCCGCCGCCATGTCCGCCACGTCCTGCGCCTGAGCTTGATCCTCTTCCGCCCATTTTTTCATCCTTTCCACATTGCTGTTTTCGAATGTGATCACTTCGATGCCACTGAAGTCGAAAAACGGAATGGCATCTCCGTAGAGGAGAATCTTTTCCGGTGCGAGCCTGTCGATCGCATATCGCATGCCGAGCCGCCAATAGAGTTCTGCCGTCGGATTGTCGTTCACTCCGACCGTGCTTACCGCGACGGTGGAGTTGTTTGGAATGCCTGAAAAGCAGTAAGAGAACGATTCTGGGCCAGCCCATTGAAGTGTTGGGATGACTTTCAGTCCGCAGGCCTGCCAGTATGCTCCGATCAGACGGCTTCGGAAGACGTTCCAGATCTTCATCGCTTCCGGCATGTCCATGTATGTGCTGAAATCGGGTGCCAGCACGCATTTGAAGCGTTTGAGCGGTGCGATGTATCTGTCCGGCTGGTTCCAGACTCGCTGGAATTGGTAGTCGTCGATGAAGAAATGGATTCCGCAATGCTTGACTGTCTTTTTGCCGGTCGCATAATTGAAGCCCATCAACATGTCAGGGGGGGTGACGTCCTGTTTTGCAAGCATTGGCATGTCGTATCTGCCAACCGTCCGCACCTTTTGCAGCAGCGGAAGATTGTATTGCCTCATCGTCCGCATCCTTGATTTGTTGAGTGGTCTATTGTCCCGCATAGCAGCTCTCCCAAAGTCCGTCCTCGAGCCATGCGCCGCCTCCCTGCACCATTCGGTTGCCGAAAAAGCGTTCCGCCTGCGCGGGATCCTTCTCCATGAGCGCCTCGGCCTCCGCCTCGACGGAGTCCAAAGGCACCCACGGACTGCCGGCGTAGACCCATTCGAGGATCCTGCGGCGTTCGCGCCGGTTGTTGAAGCCGTATGGCGTGCCGTCCTTGTGCCGCAGGTCCGGGTTAAGGTCCGGGTTGCGGTAGAAGATCCACACGTCCGATGCCGATGTCTCGAATTGCTGCTGTGCATAGGAATTTTCGCCGGGGTCGTAGGCGTTGGTCCAGAAGTGCGTTCTGCCGCCCATGCCTGCGGCGCCACGACGCTGCGTATCCGCCACGTCGAGCATCCCATTGGATTTCGTGTATAAACCGGCCTCGTCCTGTTCGGCGTCCGAGATCGGGTTGCCCAGACGGCTGGTGGCCGAGGCGGTCACCACGTCGATGCGGTCGAGGTCGAGATCGTCATCATCCAGATTGATTCCGGGGCGCAGGATGCGGATGAAGCCCTCGCGCACCTTGAGCAGCCGCTTCAATGGTCCGAGCCGGATCATCGCGACCAGTGGACGGTAGGCGTTGCGCACCTGGTCCTCGGAATTCGCGGTCAGCTGGATGAGCGGCGACGGGTGGCGCATGCCCTTCGGCTCGCCCGGATTGTAGTGGTAGACCCATCCGCAGGGGCAGCCGTTGTCGGAGCAGCGGTACACGTCGCCGGGCTTCGCCCATCCGGCAAACACGACGGGGCCGCAGGCCTCGAGGATGGCGCATGACGCCTCGGTCGGCCCCTTGCCTGTCTTCTGTGGGCCGATGCAGCCGGTCAGACGATATTGAAAAGCTTGGTTGAGGACGAGCGGATTGTCTACCGTGACCTCCTCGGGGGGCACGAATTCCGCGTCCTCGCGCACCCTCCAGCGGTGTGCGGCGTACCAGAACTGCCAATCTGACCAGCAGAAGGGCTTGCCGCGGAGGATTCCGTCTGGCTGGCGCACGTGCCGCCGCACCCAGGCGTCCTGCAGGTCGGCGAGGGTCGGGAAGTCGATGATCCAGTCGTCGGCCATGTCACGCCCTCAGGCGTCGTGGGAACTGGACGATCTTGGTGTCCATGCCGCTGGCGGCGGCCTCCGCGTCCGTGGCGGGCACCTCGTGGGCGGCCATGTCGACGTTGTCCTCGGAGATCTTCCAGCCGAGCGCCTGTAATCCGGCCTCGGACAGGCCGATGCGGTCCTCGAGCCGAATCTTGATCGCCACGTCCGCGGCCTTCGCCGTCGGACTCTCGCAGGTGACGCATTCGCGGACATATGATGCGATCTGGTAATGCAAGTATTTCAGTTGCGGCTGTTTCCATGCGCGCGCCTGCGGCAGACGCCACAGCTGTTTCCACAGTTCGGCCTCCCGGTCGTTCCAGGATTCCGAACCGGCGGTGTCCTCGACCCATTCCTGCGAGTCCTTGTCGAAATAGCGGATCACGTAAGGCGGCAGCGGGAATTTCGGCGGCCTGCCCTTGTATTCGGTGTTCGGCAGGCTGCGCAGGGTGTATCCCCTGCGTTCGCTCGCACCGCTCGACGGATCCGGCATCGGACCGGATCTGACGCGTTTTCCTCCTCTTGGCATGTCTCCTCCATCGTCGGACGGTCTCGCGCCGTTCCTTCGCTGCGGGCGGCCGGGCCTTTCGCCCGCCCCCTCTGAAACTTTTGAACCCTCCGCACCTCGGAGACAGCTCTCCGGCGGTTCGCTACCCAAACTTTTAGGGGGTATCCCCGTGGGTGTTTTGACGGTTTGCTTCCGTTTGTTTTGCAACGGTTTTTTGTTTGACTCACTTGCTGCTGCGATGAGTCGCGAATCGAATCGAAAAGACTTGGTCGCTTTCGTCTTTCGTGTCGTTCGACGTGAGTGGCTGGCGTTGTCGGCTTGGCTTCGATGGAATGTTTTGTTTTGGTGCCGAAGCCTGTGTGTGTCAGCTGAGGTTTTGTCTGTTGTTGAAGCCTGAAGGTTTCGTCCTTGCGGTCTTACTGTCGTGGCAGCGCTTGCACAGGCCGCGCATGCGTTGCGGGTCGTTGGGGTCCAGGCCTGCTTCGACGAGCTCGATGCGTTCGATCGGCCAATGGTCGGCTATGGTGCTGGGGGCACCGCATAGGCCATGGTGCCTGCCGCATCCGTCCGGCCCGTCGCCGGGACAGACGCACCGCGGGTCCCTTGCCAGCACGCGGGCGCGTGCGAGGCGATGCGCTTTCGACGTGTATGGATTGCGGCCTCGTGTCCGGCGCTTGTCTTTGGCTTTCCTGCATTCGTCGCACAGTGAGCCGGAGGAGACCAGGTGTGGGCAACCGGAGGTGGAGCATACCTTGTACATCAATCCCCCCATCATCACGTAAGCACGGGATTGGCTTGCCTGCCACTGTTGGTGTATGCCCACTCTGACGTGGAGTGGGCGGAGCGTGTCCGATATGCCGTTCGGACAGGACGTTACGTAGCCCAAGGAGTTAGGAGAATCCAAGGTGGATATGAAAAGGGTTCAAACCAAGTCACCTCGGTTTGAACCCTCTAATCCACTGACAATTATGCCTTGCACTTCGAGAAACGTCAAATCGAGTCGCGTCGGGAAAGCTGCCTGTGCACGTCGGCGAGACGGTAGAGCGGCTGTCCCTTCCCGTTCTTGCCGGCTGGTTGGATCCTGCCACGACTGCGCCACGAGTAGATCGTGTTCACGCCGCATTGGAACCCGCATTCGCGCAGGAGTTCGGCGCATTCCCCTGCCGTGAACGCTTTACCGGATGCGATGCACTCCTTCAGGAAGCCGAGCCGCACGTCCACCACGCGGTAAGTGCCGCCGCATACGGGGCAGGTGACCTCGACCGCGTCGATGGGCGCCGACAGTTCGACACCGCACAATGGGTTCGGGCATCTGCCGATGCCGTGCTTGGAAGGCGGCACGTCGATGATGGACAAGGTCTTGCGCGCCAATGATTCCCAGTCGTGCCAAATGATGTCGATGTCCGGAATCCGGTTCAACCGTGGACATGCGGCGCAGACGCTCAAACATTCCAGCAGGGACGGGTGGATCCGGCCGTTCGTCCATGGCATCGCCGATGGCGCGTACAGTCTGCGCCACAATGCGACCGCCATGTCCCCGACCTCCTGCATGTGGTCGAGCACCGGCAATCGGATTGGCGTCGGCGCTGCTGGAAGGTTGACGCGTCCAGGCTGGCGACCTCCGTAGTGCGCGGTCGAGTCCAGGAACTCATGCAGCGAATCCAACCATGATGGATATTCCCGCAGCCAGCCGCGCATCAGCCCATCGCATCTCGCGCACATGGTGTCGCCGACAGCGCATTCTCCGCCGCAGACGAGGCACACGCCGGCGAGCGCTGGCTTGTTTTGGTTGGTTTGTGCTGGTTGTATCTGGTTTGGTGTTGGTTGGGATTCGTTGTTTTGTTCGTTCATTTGTTCGATTCCCTCCGGCGGGTGTAGTCTGGTTTGTGGTGATGCCAGGAGCCCGGCCGGAAGGTCGGGTTTCTTGTTATTCGCGGGTGTGTTGGATGATCGCTTTGATTTCCTCTTTGGGTACTTGTGGAACCAGTGGCGTGATTTCGTCGAGGCTGTATCCGGCCTGATGCCATTTGACGATCATGTCCATGAGGGTTTTCTTCACTTTCATTTCCTGCCTGCTTTCTTCTCGTGGTGTTCCAGGATGGCGAGCGCCGTGTAGAGCGTGAGGATGTATGGAATGGCAAGGATCCGCAGAATGGTTTTCATTTCGTTTCCTTCCTTGTCTTGGCGCATTCCGGGCAGAGGCTGTCGTTGGGGTCGGTGGAGTTGACCTGCCATCCCTCGTATTCGAGCCGATGCAGCGGTCCGACGTCCCACTTGCGGCATTCCCGGCATTCAAGATGGTGGTGGTTCGGACAGAGGCTGTCCCACGGATAGTCGCGGTCGATACGCCATCCATGCTGTTCGAGTTCGTCCGGCGTCCCACTGTCGGTGATGTCGCAGTCATGGCATTCGACGTGCCAGTGGAGCGGACAGTAATGCCTGCCTTGGAGCTCGCCGCATTGCCAGCCGTGGTCGGCGACCTCGTTGTCGGCGTCCTCATCGGTCGCGTCATCGACGAAAAGGCTTGTATGGCACTCGTCGCAGATGACGTACCGCTCATAGATTTCCCGGTAGCTCATCGGTCCGGCTCCTTGTCCGCGCCGCTCACGTGGTCCCAATCGCAGGACAGGCCTCCGCTGACGATCACGCAATCAAGCTTCCTTGTGTCTTTGAGGGTGATCTCGCATTCCCGCGATGTCGCTTTCGTGCCCAGTTCGCTATCGACGAGGATCAGCACGGTGCATTCCGCGTTGGTTGCCGGCTGTGGGTCTTCGGTGGTGTCGACGCCGCATCCGGCGAGCGCCATGCACATGATGATGGCGATGGTGGCGAGTGTGGCTTGTGTGGTTCTCACCGTGGTTTCCTCCTAGTGTTTGCGCCATTCGCCGTTGGCGTATCGGTTCCATCCGCGGATCGCGGTTTTGATGCTGTCGTCCGGGGTGGTGATCCAGACGGCGTTCGGACATCCATGGCATTTGGCGATCCAGAGGCAGTGCATCGTGGCTCCGATGATCCGGGCGTAGGGTTCGATGCCGGGTTTCCTCGTGCCGCAGTATGGGCATGGACTGGTCCTATGCCATTTCCTGGCATGCGATGTGGTGTGTTTCATGGTTTGCCTTCCGTGATGACGACGGCGCGGATGCCGTCCGAGGTTTTGTTCGTATGGTGGCGTAGGTCGCAGTCGATGACGTGCAGTCCTATGCCCCGGTATTTCAGGACCGCGTGGACCGGACTCAACCGGATCAGATCCAACGGGCCGTCCAACGTGACATCCATGCCGGTGAGCGCGATGCATCGACGGCCGATCAGGTCGGCGGGATTCCGGTACCGCCACGCCATATGCGTCTGGACCGTCATGGCCGGCCTCCGATCCAAGCGACCAGGACGGCCGCGCACAGGAGCATCATGGAGACCGCTGTCATCACCATGCTCCTTTCAGGAGCTTGCGGTACCACTTGTAGTCGTTGATGTCGCGTCGGATGCAGTCGCGTACCCTGTGCGTGCCGGCATGCGTCTTGTACGGGGTTTCGGGACAGTCCAGGAACGTGAGGTAGCGGCGGAGCGTGGTCAGGTCGAACTTGCGGTAGGACAGCCACCTGTCCGGGGCCAGGTCGAGGCGTTTGAGGAAGTCGATGTCGAAGTCCACGTTCGTGCCCGCCGGAACCAGCGTGAAGCGTTGCGACAGGGAGTCGAGATACTCCTCCACTGCGTTCGCCACAGCATCCACGCAGTCGTCGTGCGCGGAGCCGTTCAACAGCTCGAACAGCAATCCATTGTCCGTGTGCATCGAGAACGCTATCGGGCTCATGTCCAACAGGTTGAGATAGTCCGGTCTGATGATGCGGTGCAGGGATCCGAACGAATGTTCGCCCAGCACGTCGGTGCATTCCATGCCGACCTCCAACGGCAGACTGTCATTCCTGTCCGTGCCGGTCGTTTCGAAGTCGAGCCAGAGCAGCGCCTCCGGCTTCCCATTCCGGTCTTTGTCCTGTTTCCTCATGATTCTTCCTTCCAATTGCTTTGCCATTCGATGATTTCGATTTGCGTGAGCCGTTGCGCCGTGCCGTCATCCAGCAGCCACCACCAGTCGCCGTTCCAGTCGCGTATCGGCGCGTTGAGCGGATCACGCCAGCTCGGGATGATGTAGCCGAACCGTTCCGCCTCGGCCGGATGCGCGTGCGTCCAACCATGGCAGCCGGTCGTGCCGGAACCGCACAGTTCGACGATGTTGCACGGCAGGTCGCGCATGGCCTGGTTGGCTCGGCGGCGCAACTGCCGGTGGTGGCCGCTCCTGCCCGGCCAGACGGTCGGGTCGTGCAGGTTGCGTCCGCAACGCATGCAATGCCAGCCCTGACGTTGCAAGGCGACGCGTTTCGATTCCTGGAATTGCCGGTCGCTCATCGTCGCTCCCTTCCGATTTGTTCGAGCAGGTTGATGCAGGTCGAGCAGTCGCGTTTGATATCGCGGATGCGGTCAAGGTCCATATCGGCGAGCGCCGGACCTTTGAGTGCGTCGAGTTCCAATCGGTCCGCGGCCTGGATGGCCGAGGTGAGGATGCCGGCCATGTGTGCGATGGTCATGGCGTTCATGCCGCCGCCTCCTGTTCGAACAGTTGTTCGGCCAATACGTCGCCGGGCACGTTCTCGAGCTGACGGCGCAGCATGTCCGGATCCACGCCCTGGTTGAGCAGGTCCGCGACCTTGCATGCGAGCTCCATGTACGTGTCCGTACCCTCGCAGGCTATCGGACCGAGAACGCGTTTCACCTCTTCGCTGCCCCACGTGAACCGTCGGCGAGCGTTGGAATCCTTTGGCGTGGCGAATCCGCGTTCCTTGCCTTTGACGAGCCAGTTGCGGTATTTCGCGTTCCAGTCGGCCGAGCGGGCTCCCGAGTCGAGGGCCCTGTCGCGGAATTTGTCGGCCTCGATGTCGCAGTCGATGCCGAGCCGGTCGGCGAGCGCCCGGTGTTCCTCAGAGGGTTTCCAGTCGGCTGGTATTGGGATTTGTTTTCTCGCGCGCGCGTTACTCTCTCTAGGTTCTATATA